ATACCATTTCAAAAAACGTCGACTAGCTTGTACCCCATTTGAGGTACGAGCCTATCAACGTTTTTTGGTGTAAAATTATTTATATGGTACTATTTTAAGGGTTACTGAGTCGCTTGTAGTTTCAGTAATAAATTCACACTTATCACCATGACTTAATATAACATTACCACTCAATAATGTAGGTTCTGTTATAGTAAAATAAGATACAGGAATATTATTTACATTAAGCGCCATATTATTAGTTAATTTAATGTTATAGTATACTATACAATCTGTAGTAGCGTTTACGGTCTTGTTGGTAGTACCAGTGGCGTTACTGTAATCAGGTTTTTTGTTTAAGCTTATCCAGTTTCCTACATTTACACCATCATTAGTTTTTATAATATACCTTACAAAATTACCTTTTACTGAGGTGTAAATTTGCATAATAGAAAAGTCATAAGCGTGGTTATTAACGGAGTCACATTCAAGAACATATAATCTAAAACTTATTTGCTCTGTCGGCTTATTGATAATATTTTTCGACTCAACATATTGAGCAACATAAGTACCAATATCGGTTATATCGTTTAAGTCCTCATTAGTTAGAATGTGACCGCCTGAACATGTAATAGAGTTGATTTCATTATATTTTTTTCCTCTTATTACCTTTATTATTTTATTGCTATAATTAAAAACCCAGTTATCGCAGTTTTCACTTATTTTTAACATATTGAAATTTAATAACGAGGATGAACCATTCCACGATACGTTAGTTACTGTACCTAATGCATCAATAAGAGTAGTTATATTTTCTTGTAATCTGCAAGAATTAAACATAATGTTGCTTATTGAATCGCCAGTAATAGAAACACCTGTTTTTAATTGTTCAAAACCAACGCAATTAAAAGTATAATTATTTAAATCTTGATTACTGTTATTTTTTATGTTTATGCCAATACCGTTGCCTGCTAAATGTATATTATAAAAATTTAACTGATTTATCCACATTTCATTAGCTGTTTCAATCTCAATATCTATTGCGCTATTTATAGTGTCAATATAAAGGTTATCATATTGGCACCAACTTTCAAACGTATTATTGTTGTATATTTTAATGCCAATATTTTTCGAATGTATAGTACCTATTAAGATATTAGAATAACTTAACCCACTAATTTTTAAATTACATTCAATATCATTAGTGCTTATTATTGACGCGCCTGAAAAATCAAAAACATAATTTCTTCTAACCTTGTCATCTAATAAAAGCGGTCTAGATATTAAATATTTACCACGTCCAACAACGGTTTTTTCTGTATTAATAGCCGACTGTATAGCGGAGGTATCATCATGTAGTCCGTCACCAATAGCGCCAAATTGTTCGGGTGTTACATAATTAATGCTTTTATTATATTTAGCGTATAATTCTTCAGTAATCATTCTATAATTTTCAATTTGTGCATTATAATTACCCGTACTTACCCAATAATCTTTATTATTAATATCTATATTTGACGGTACAGGAATTTTACTTGTAAAGCTATTTCCCTTATAAGTAACTATACTTAGTGCTTCATATTGTAAAGCCTTATTCCATTCACCCATAATCTTAGGAACATACCTTGCACCAACATACTGCCTGTTAATTAAACCATACATATTAATTTACCTCACTTTCTTTAATAGCTTAATACTAAATGTCCATAGTCATAGTTACCTACGCCAATATTATTACCAATATCTAACCCTGTGGTATTGAAAGTAATACTCTGCCAATTTTTAGGGATTGTATAAATGATATACCCTTCGTCACTAATGGTAACAAAAATCATTGTTGCCAAATACTGAGCAATAATGCTTTCGGCAAAACTTGTATCAAAATTGTTAATCCAATTTTGCACTTCTTGTACTTGCTGTTTTAGCTTATTAATTTCATCATTCTGCACTTTGTCAGTTTCAATCAAATTATTAATATAAGTAACCATTTTGCAGAGAATTTCATAATAGCTCAAACTGTCATCATACACCAATGGTAAAACCTTGTAGCACCAAAATCTGAAAAAATCTTTGTCATGATTAATCATACTTGCACTCCTTTCTAATAAATCGTAAAGAATAAATCTTTAAGTTCATCAATAATCTTCATGTCAATATTTAAAAAAGTTTCTCTGAACTTTAGCAACATTTCTGATTGATTACCCTCATATCCTAAAATCTTATCAACATAGCTATCACTCCTTTCTCCTGTTCCTGTCTCACTATCTGTTGTAGTGCCATTTAGCGTACTGCTAGTACCATCCGTACCTGTATTATGTGTAGCGTTTGTTAAATAGTCGTTGCTTTCAAGTCCTTTAATACCACCCTGTGGTGTATCACTGTAATAACTCCATGTCTCAGTGGTACCGTCAGTCCTCGAATTACTACTATTAGTTCCATTTCTGTTAGTGGTTTTTGTTTCGCTTCCACTACCATCATGTAATACACTCCTGTTCACACTAACTAACGGTTCAATCTTTAGCAATTCGCTCTGATATAGTTGGTTGTAATACGGCATAATATTTTTCATTTTGTCACTAAGGAATAGTTTCCATCTTCCTACAGTCTCGCAACAAATCTCTCTAGTGTAGTAATGTCTTAAAATCTTCTTACAAAGTTCTGCGCGGTATTGTTCGTCAAAAATAGGAAAGTCGCTAAAAATCTTGTTCCAAGATTTGTTAAGCACATCTTCAATATTATTGAACCCTGTTGACTCAGTTAAATTTGCACTTGTTTCGCAAATAAATCTAACTTGTGATGTGTATTTACTCACCTTCGTTATCCTCCTTTCTATCGTCATTTTGGTTGAATACGTCACGGAAATGACAGCTTATTTGTGTATTGAACATCCTGTTTATCTGCTCACATGCCTGTTGTCTTGCAAATTCTCTCGAATATCGATTAGCCATTACACCGCCTTGTAACCTTTGTACTTCGTCCTTAATCATCCTCTCTTTTTTCTGAATACTAATATTAGTTATCCCTAAATACGTTAAAGCTTCGTTCCAAAGATTAACTTTTAATTCATAAAGCTTATCTGCCACAAACGGTGCACCTGTTGTGAATACACCAAAAGAGCTACCGTCACCCTCCATGAAATCGTTACTTGCAAAAATAACAGGATGGTTGCCATCGTATTCCATGTATGCATTTTTTAAAGATAGTTGCTGTTGTTCACTGCCCTTAATCAAAATTGGTGTTCTTTGAGCTTTACAGTTAATATCAATACTTGCATCAAGCTCAGCGAGTCTTTTAGCGTATATTGTCATCTTATCTTTACAGCACCAATGAGTCATATTATCCCATATGATAACACTGTCATTTCTTCCGCACACACGTTGATAGCCATTAGAAGCGTAAGCCCTTCTATCCAGTGGTATGTTGTAAACATCAAGTTGACCGCCAAGCATACCTCTCAAGCATAGATTACCCATTACTTCGTCATTAAAATATAACATAGCTTTATCTTCGTACAAACCAACTTCAATAAAGCGTGCATCAACAGTGCTAGGAAGTCCAGCCCACTCAAACGAACTAATTGCAATTTCTGTGAATAAATCTAGGTATTGGTCAAACGTGTATAGCTGATAACAAACACTATCGTCAAATGCTGTACGCTGTTTCTCTCTTCTAGCTTTTCTAGCTTTACTCATTCTTACACCTCCTTTCTAAACAGTATTATCAAGCGAGTAGTTACCAACTTCATTCGGATGCTTCCAAAAAGTAATCCCTCTATTAAAATAACTTTCTATTAAAGCTATATCGTCACTAGGCGCGTGACCGACTATTGTACAATCAACAGTTTTAACGTAATTCCAATGAGGACGACTAGACACATTAGGCACTTTTGTTTTATGACAAGCGTAGCCGAAAACATCAAAATAACTATCTATTGTTTTAGCATACTCAGCGGTGATTGATTTTCGCTGAGCCTCAAAACACACTTGACCTTTACCAAAGAGTGCATTATTAGTAGCATAATTGCCTTTTACATCATTAGCAGAAATACTAGCAGTGTAAGCACTTGTTAATATATTCTGAACACTACCTAGAGCCGAGTTGCTTGACTGTCCTGTAAACATACCGGCAGCAGTTTGAACAGCGGATGGAATAGCATTAATTGTTATTGGTACAGCATTTTGAGCAACCCATGCGTTAAATGCATCCACATTCCATGAACATAGAGGAAAGCTGTCAAGTGTGATTGTTTCTGTCATGTCCATTCTTCCTGTGCCTGTAGTCTCAGTTGCCTTGTAACGGTCAAGCCTCAACACTTCCTGTACTGGCATAGTCATGTTGCCAACTATGTTATAATACGGTGTAAGGTTTTCGGAAAACTCATACCTTTGAATTAATGTCTGTCCACAGTTATTTCTTACCTCATTAAAATTGAATGGGTAGGTAAATAGTTTTTTGTTTCTAGGCTTATAACCGTTTAGCGTATCATTATTGGTAATTGCTTTGCCAGTAACATTAATTGGGTTTGTTTGTCCTGTAAATGTGATATTTACACCTGCATCGGTTACATCAACAGGAAGTATATCTGTGGGGCAAGTGTACAATGCTAAGATGTTATCAGGTGTTTGTAAGTACTGATTTAAAAAATTGGTGAGATTTGTACTACCTGTTTCGGTGTTCAAAAAAGCTTTGATTTGATAGCCACTGTAAACACCATCGTACATATAACCACCAGTTGTTGCAAGTAGCACCATAGTACAAGTACTTAATGAACCTAGCCCAATTATTTGAGCATCACCATTATAAACATACTCGCCACATTCAACGTTCTCAGGTAAAATATTGTCACCTATTCTATCACTAAGACTATGCTCTCTTTCAACAAAACATTCTTTTCTCTCAATATCGAACCAGTAAGTTTGCAAAACATCAATTTGAAAGCTTATCTCAGCAGTCACGTTATTAATATATTCAATTCCAGTTACAAACGCATAAAACCAACGTGTACTAAAAGCACTGTTTTGAAACATCATATAATTGCAATCATACAAGCTATCCGCTGTCGCCTGCATACGGCATTTACCCTTATTTACACGATTGTAACTCACATTAGTAAAATGCTTTTTTGATTTACTCATAAAATAATCTCTCTGAGCTTTAATATCTGAAAAATAAATTGTGTGTTTTTGCTGAGTGGATAGTGGTACTCCACTCAGCATGTACACTTCACTATCAGGTACTATGTACATATTTCATCATCCTTTATTTAAAACAACTGTATTGCCTACGTCACTATCACCAGTGATATTCGTAGCGCCTGTGTAGGTTGTTCCATCTAAGTCTGCCACAATAGTAATTTCTGTTGCGGTCTGTGTTGAAGGAATAACAATAGCGCCATATTTTTGAACTGCAATCCCTGCTGTGGTGAGTGCTTTGGTCTGTACAAAATTAAGTGTATTAGGTGCAAGTGTATCCGTGTCGTCCTGCACATTAAGAGTGAAGATAGTAGCGCCCTCAGAGATGTCTTTTCCAGTAACCTCTACAGTGATTGTTTCAGGCTTGTCAATTGCCGCGACAGTATCAACAAAAACTATAGCGTTGGCGAATGGTGAATAAGAAATGGTTTTCCATACATGAAGCCAGTAATTCCAATACAGCCCACTGCCAACTTGAGTTTCTGCAAATTCAAAGAGGTTGTCATATACTTGAAACCACGCCTCGTCAACTAAAATTGCTTTTACATTCTTCATTAAATTAAGCTCAGCCGTTGTTACCTCTTCAAGTTCTGTTGACTCTTCCCTGATAGCTTCAAATCTCTCGTTATCAAAGGAACTAAAATCATCAATAAGATGAAGTTTTCCTATAAATTCTGCTTTGCTCATGTTAAATGCCCTGGCAAGTACTTCAACATCAAATTTTGCATTGAAATCAGCATCCATAAAAATACACTGTCTTTCAGTTGGGGTATTATTCTGCACATGTAACTCATTAAATCTACCGGTCATATCAATAGGCAATAAGTTTGATTTTCCTCTAAAATTTACGGCAACACTATTCATATCAGCAGTATTAACAGGCTGTGGGTATAATTTACCATGCGAAACTGCTTTTATGATAAGATACTTAAAAAGTAAGTACTCATCATACTCTGCAGACTGATATACCTGCTCAATAATTGATGAAATAAGATTAGTAACACCGTCAGCACTTGTAAACGCGCGCTTCAAAGCCTGTTTCTCAATAGTAATTGGGTACATTACGCGCCAGTTAGTTAAATGGAAAACGGACTGCACATTAGGAAGAGTACGTTTAAACTCTCGGCTTGAACCTTTTTCTGGGTCATATTTTACAGCCTTGATTATTCCGACGAAAATATCCTCTACAGACTCGCCAAACTCCAAGTAGCCCTTTTTAAGATGCTTATATGGGTTATTGAAAGTCGCACTCTGCACACGCACGAGAGCGATTCTATTAACTAATGCGTTAATAAATTCGTTTGCATGTGTTGGATTTCCAAAAAGTATTTCACCGACTTTTGGTATATCCTGCTCTTTATCTATCTTTGGCACATCTTTCTGATATGCGTAGGATGCATTATTTCTAATAACATTAATAATGTCAATAGAACGGGCATCAAGTTTAGTTTTACTGATTATTCTAGCCATTTATTCGTCCTCCTTCTCAAATAAATCCTCATATGAATTATACTCTTTTTCTTCTTCGTGCTCTGTTGGAGTTTCGAGGTCTTCCTTCTTATCAAAAAAACGTGAGACATATTTATCTCTCCACATTTTGTCATTTTCCTCGTATTTCCGTTTCCATTCATCGGCAGAAGATGACTCGATTGAGTCGGTTATATCCTCAATAATCTCAATAGTTTCATCGTCTGTTCTGTCGCCGACATATTGTTTTACTTTTTCAATCAATTCGTCCTTTGACAATTTAGCCATTTTAATTCTCCTTTCATCTACAACAGTAATTTACAACAGTAGAAATTATTCTATATTACTAAAATCGGCTGCGTAACATCATATAAATAGGTAAGTGTTTTCTAGTTGAAGGTGTGGGAGGTGTGGGAGGTGTAGGTGGTACAGGTGAGCCGCTTAAGTATTCATACCAGTTCTTTCCGTTTTGGATTCTTTCATCTAATGCTACAATCCCTGCGCGCTCTCTTTCAAAGCAATATGCTTTGATTGCTTCTTCAACATCGGTTAGCCGAGAAAATTCTAACCCAGTGTAAGGATAACGCTCAGTGGGTATCCATTGACCGCCGTACCCTTCAAGTACTTCGGCATTAATTAACTGACATTGGAGGTCTCCATCTTTCCATTCCCTGCCCTGTGCATTTGCGTAATCAGTTAGATTAGAGGATGGAGTCCATTGGATTAACCCCCATCCACTGGATGCACTTAATGTTTCTTTAAGAGCAGGGTTAAGGGTACTCTCTCTTTGAATATTGCCAAGCATACCACAGATGCTTTCAAGTGTGTACTTTCCTGTAAAGTAACGGTTAAACTCCTGCGCGTTGTTTTCCATCTGAGTTTGAGTCAGATACTTTCTAGTACCCTCAATAACTACCCATGCCATTAAATCACCTCAGCAAGAAGCGCTTTCCAAGTGTTGTTACCACATTCACCGTCTTGTATAAGGTTGTGGTCTTTTTGGAAATTAATGCAGGCAGACACGCACCCCTTGCCATATGAGGTATCAATTGAGCCTGTATAATATCCAAGCTTTGACATCAATATTTCAAACACTGTGACATCATTATTTTTAGCACCCCTTTTCAGTAAATACATAGTCGTTAATTTCTCCTTTTTAAAATCAACAATTCTTTTAACCAGTACTAAATCGTTTCGGTGGGAAATATTAGTAATTGATACACCCTTGCCCTTGTTTGTTTTTGTGTTTTTACTATTTCCCTGTGATTCAATCATTTGTGTACTGTTAATAGCGATAGCTATGTGAGTAATTCTTTTGACCGATTTACCAAAATAAAGTAAATCAGCGCTTTGAATATTAGATACTTTTTTGCCTAATGCTGAGTAACCCTGCGCTGTGGTTCTCGGTACTTTCATACCGCATTTATTCAGTACAGAATATACAAACCCGCTACAGTCATATCCTCCCTCAGCTTCGGACTCTCCACCCCATACGTATGGTTGTCCTAAGTACCCTCTAGCAACTCTTACAATATCATTACTTGTCATTTACATTCACCTCACTGTCGAGCTTATCGCAAAGTTTTTGAAGCACAACTGTATTATTGTTGAGTGCATCCGCAAACTTGTCACTTTCTTCTTTATGTGCATCATTAATTTTATTAATGTAATAGCACATAATTAAACACATGCCTATGGGAAAGCCAAGTGTTGAAATCAATGTTGATAAGTCGTTAATCATAATGTCAACCTCCTTTCTTTTTTCTTATTATACCATATTATCAACAATTTATCAACATTAATTTGACAAATTGTTGATAATTTGTTATAATTAAACAAGGAGGGTGGATAAATGAACGATATAAAATATTATGACGGCACTAAGCTATTAAGCATGAAGGACATTAACGGAAATGTTCCTGAAATTTATATATCAACATCAAATAGAAGTGCAGGAAAAACAACATATTTTAATAGGTATCTAGTGAATAGATTTTTAAAGTATAGTGAGAAATTTTGCTTACTATACAGATTTCAGGACGAGTTAAAGGATTCAGCAGACAAATTTTTTAAGGATATACACAATCTTTTTTTCTCAGCATACACCATGAAGGCTGTACAAATTGGCAATAGTAAAATGTATGAGCTATTTCTGTGTAGTGCCTATGATGAAGAGGACGAGGGTAAATCCTGTGGCTACGCTATAGCTCTCAATTGTGCTGATAAAGTGAAAAAATATTCTCACTATCTGAGTGATGTATCAAGAATTCTTTTAGATGAATTCCAGTCCGAAACTAATCATTACTGCGCAGATGAAGTTAGTAAATTTATAAGCGTACACACCTCAATAGCGCGTGGCAATAATAGTCAGGTTAGATATGTACCTGTAATAATGATTTCAAACGCCGTCACATTGCTAAACCCTTATTATACAGCACTGGACATTACTGACAGGCTGACCTCTGATGTTAAATTTTTACGCGGAGACGGTTTTGTGCTTGAACAAGGCTATAATGAGAGTGCGTCTAAATTACAGGAAAGCTCACTATTCAACAGGGCTTTTAACAAATCTAACTATGTGGCATATGCTTCTCAGAATGTTTATCTCAATGATAATAATGCTTTCATTGCAAAACTGAAGGGTCAGAGTCGCTATCTCTGTACACTTAAATATAAGGGTGAAGAGTATGCAGTTAAAATGTTTGAAGAACAAAGTATAGTTTACTGTGACAAAAGAGTTGACCCTGATTTTAAACAAAGAATTTCAGTTACCACAGATGACCACAATATCAACTATGTAATGCTCAAAAATAATGCATGGTTAATTGATTATATGCGATACTTCTTTGATAGAGGTTGTTTTAGGTTTTATTCACTTGATTGTAAAGAGTGTATACTTAAATCCTTATCTTATTATTAATGGTATCTGCGTTAGTTATTTTTGTAACATCGGTATGAAAGGCTCTTTGAAATATAAGACATGCCAGTGTAGTTGGGTGTATGCCTACCCATGCATTAAGAATTAACGTTATAGATATATTAAAAGGACAGAATTTAATTCTGTCCTTTTGTTATGTTTCACGTGAAACATTTTATCTCATTTTATATGTTGTCTCTTGTAAAACTACACCTCCCCTTATTCTAACGGGGCGCAGTTTTCCATATACTTCCATTCCTATTCTAAAATCAGCAAGCGTTCTTTTTGTTTTCAAAAATTCCTTCTGAATTGTAGGATATTTCTCTAATTCTTCATCTGTCACCCCTTCCATTGATTTAAGAAACAAGTTCTTACACCTATCTGGCATACCTGCACATTTTACATTATAGTACGGGTTCTCAATCGGTTTTTCATCTTCGTGTGTGACATGTTCAATATATGTTTTCTGACGAACAAAAATAGCTTTATCCCAATAGCTCTCTAACTTCCAACAGCAGAAATTAGAAGGGTGTATTTTAATGCCTTTAATATTTTTCTTTGTAGTACAGCAATGAATGCTGTCTGTGTCAGCATATACAAAATATTTATAGTTTTGCTGAGCGGCTCTAATAGTAAAATTTCTAGCATAACTTGTTATGGCTGAACCTATTGGAATATACATAACTTTCTTTTCGTGTTCTTCAAATGTTGTAAAACCTAATGAGCCATCATCCTTCTCCCTTGCTACTTTAAAAGATGATATATCCGAACTACTGAGTTTACCGTATAAGTTATTCAAAAAAAGTTTTGCTAGTGTTCGTCTTGCCCCTGTACTAATCTGTTTAATTTTCTTGTATTTGTCAATATATTCGTCAAAAATCCCTGTTATAGTTCTAAAATAACATCCGTCCAATATCTCAAAATCTACAAGGTTGTAATGCTCTTGCAACAATTCAAAATCAGTTTGCGTAAGCACCATTTCAACAGTAGCTTTTTTAATATTACTGTCAAAATCTTTGTACCATGCACATGTTTCTCCTGTATCTTTATCAACTATATCTGATGTCTCTAACATTTCTGTAGCCTTATATAAAAAACTTCCTTTAATCTGAATGAATGGCAATTTGTTCGGCTTTAAATAAAAACGTGTACGAATACGAACAAAATAGTAGTATTGATTTGTAAGACATTTTGGTGGTATTTTACCTTTGAAAAAAACTGGCTGACCGATAGGGTAATAATTACCACTTTCTGAGTGCATCATGGATGGGTACAAGCTATTGACATCCGCCGTTATACCCTCAGTGTAAATTCTGTTTTCGCATCCCTTCTTTAGATAACACCATCCACCTCTGTAGGAATGTCTAATATACTCGTCAGCGTTTGAGTATTTATATTCAGCGGGATTTAATTTATATTGTGTTAAATCAGGGAAAAAAGCCTGATAGTCTTGCTTGTCTATTGTGTGTTTAAATTCAGATAGGCAACACGAACCAATTGTGAGTTTTAAGTGACCCTCTGATTGCATTATTTCCAACGCTTCTTTAACCACTAGAACATCATTGGCAATATAGTGTTTTTCATCATCTGTAATTGGACAGCCTGCATATCTTAATCCCGTATACTCCATTTCAAGTTTTCTATGCTTTGTGTCAAAACTTTTGCCTATTTGTTCAACTGAAAATGGTAACAACTTTAAACTATCTCTAATCTCGATAAGTGCATATGGTGTTTTAATAAGGATGCTATACCACTGCCCCATGTCCGAAATCGAATAGACAAACGATTTTGGGGTTAAATCTTTCTCCTTTAAAAAATGAGCGTCACTATCGTTATTGGGATTTACATAGAGTTTTTGCTCGTATTTCAAATCTGTTAGTAGGAATGAAAGCCAAAACGAACCGTCAAACTTCAAGTTATGGTAATATATACAAATATTCTGCTTTAAGTTGTAGAGATAATTATATGTTTCTCTAATTGAATGGTGTATTTTAACATCCTCTGTGCCTAGCTCTACTACAGCGGATGCCCACACCTCTGTGAATGTCTGTCCACCATATACAGTAGTTTCAAAATCTCCTACCATATATTTCATTTGCTTTTTCATATCTCATCCCAATACTCATCATTAGATAATGCGCTATCAATTTCTGCTTGTTCTGTATCGCTCGGTAAATTGCCACTTATTAATGCATATAAATGCTGTATAGCTGTTCTTGAAACTTCACTGGATGGATGATACTTAATAATAACTTCACACGTTGATAAAAAATCGTCACTTGCCTGCGATATTGAATATAAAACTGCGTCTGCTCCGTACTTCTCAATTTCTGAATTTAACAAATTGTTTAATAAGTCTGCTGATTGTGATTGTTGCACACCAACATTAGCTATCATAGATTGCACTTTATTCCATACTATCTTTGAAGCATGAAACGTCTGTTGCCATTCACTATCCGATTTCATCCTCTCATAATCTTCTTTGTCTTTTTTCCTCCGCCTAGTCTCCCATGCTTTCCTAGATGACTCTTGTCTGATTTCTCTTTTTCTCTGCTCAACTGTTATTGGCTGTCCTGTTACTGCACTGATAGCATAAGCCCTGTTATAAAGCTGTGCCGGTCTAATCTTTGACAGTCTCCGTATTGACCCTGCTGTAATAGTTTTTGGTTTTGGTGGGATAAGATTAGGCTCAAATACGTATCCTCTTTTCTCAGCGTTTCTAATAAAACGTTTAATCCTATTCCTCTGTTTGTTATAATCTTTCAATAACTGAGACTTCTTAGTTATCTTACCCATTGTTTTTATCCCTCCTGTGTCCATAAAGAGTAATTAAGGGGAGAGGTTTTTAACCTCCCCCCCTTAAGTAATAGTTTAATAAACGACTATACTATCATTAACTGATAAAATTTCCTACCACTGTTGGAAGTATTCTCGCACACCTCAACTACAGCGTGTCCATCATCCGATATGATATCTTCAAGCATATCTAAGGTTTCATTAACAGTCTTAGAAATGCTTGTAAAAACTGAACCGTTTTTATCTACAAGAACTGCTACTTCCACTGGGCTGCCGTCTTTGTCTGTATCGGCGTATGAACCGACATTAACAACATCAATCTGTAGCCCCTTCTCGATTTTCTGCCCTGATGCCTTTGCATTAAATAATTCTTTCTTTGATAGCATGATAGTATCCTCCTATTTACTGTGCTGTGTCTGCTGTGTCTACTGTGTCTGCTGTGTCTGCTTCTTCAATAAACTTACTAAGTGGCATGCTGTATGTCTTAGTAACTCGTGTCTTGTCTGTGATTGCTGAGATTTTAAAAGTATCTGTTTCATACATTTTACGAATGTAATTAAACAGCTTTGTTTCATCCTTTGGTGCTTCACTCTCATAGATAGGATAAGTCATGTTCATTGGTTCACACGAAACAATATCCATACCTATTACTGTGACATTTAGTGTGCTGATTGTTCTTGTTACTGACGGTTTTCTCATTTTTTGTCCTCCTTGTTTTGTAATGAGTTTTGCTTTGTAACTTGTTGTAACTTGTTGTAACATGCATCATTGATGCAAAGGCTAGTGAGTGGAGTTGCACCACTCGTCAGCTTGGTTACTGCTAGCCGATAACTATTACTGATTGTGTAAAGCCTCGCATACTGTCTTCATTTCCTTACAAGTATATCATACACTATAGTACGTGAAATGTCAAGTATTTTTTCAAAAAACTAATAAATTTCAATGTAAAGTATACCGTTTTTTAATTCATGAGCTTTAACAGGGCTATTGACATGCTGTACCAATTCACTACTAGTTAAGCGCTTTCC